TTAACTTCCAAGGGAAACTACCAGCTGTTTTAAAGTCATATAAATAAATCTTACCGTCAGGAGATTCATATATAGCATCAGCAAATCCTCTTAGATTTAAATCAGGTATTCGTAATTCTTTTTCAATATGGAATTTACCTTCTTTCCAGCCTTCCATCTGGCTTTGATCATTAAACATATCTAATGCTTTTTCCATGTCATTGACTCACGAGTGCAGCCAGTGACAACACCATAATAATGGTGAGCATCGCTGTTCCAAACAACAAGGTTTGAAAAACAAATTTTAATAACTCGAACATGGGTTGCCTCCTGTTCTGGAGGCGGAGAGGTTTGTATCTAACCTATGTGTAAGGTATTGATTTACCTCAATTGACGATCTCCCGTTGGGGTCGCCACTTCTCTCTCTCCGCCGCCGTTTCCTGGGGTTTTTGTTAAAGGTTAGATACTTTGCGTTCATAAGGTTAGATACCTTTGTTTCCGGTACGTTCACGGACAATGTGACTAATGCCGCTTGCAGCCATCCTGGGCTGTGATGCTTCACGAGTATAAACATCTGCCATCACGGAATTTGTCCAGCCGAAGACCGCTTTCAATTCGTTGCTGCTGCTTCCAGCCTCGGCCATCTGGGTGGCAAGGGCTTTACGCAAGCCGTGGGCTGTTGCGTAGTCGGGCAAACCTGCCTGGCTCGCCCACTTGCTAAAGGCTTGTGGAAGGCTTTTCTCACTATAGGGTCGGCCATAGCTGTTTGTTACAAAATGATCGAGGCTTACAATTTTAGTAGCGGTTGCTGCATCGATTGCGGTTTGTAGTTGCGCCGGAATCTCCAAACAAAGATCAACGCCTTTGGGAGGGTTTCCAATTTTTTTGCTCGTCGTGAAGCACAAGCAATCGGGGTAATATACCTGACCCTCAGCCGTGGTCATTCTTACCTGCTCGACATTGCGAGGGCCGACAAGCCTAGCATCACCAATTCGGAGGCCTAGCCAGTACATGAGGCTGCCGGTTATGTGTGGCCTCGTGCCTGGTGCCCAATAGTCGAAAAACATTTGGCAGTCCTTGCGGGTCCAGGTGTAGTGGCCGGTCCACTGTTTGCCATTTTGTTTGTGAACATTTTTTCGCAGCTTCGGATCGTCTTTGACGCTCGGCAAACCGTCGAATGGATTGTGTCGAAAATACGCCTCCATATCTGGATCTCGTTGCGCCCACTTCCAGGCGTACCTCATATACTTTGTGATGTTGATCGCCTGGTCTGGGTGGCCCTCATCCGCCTTTTCATCGCGTATGCGGAGAATATCGTACTTATCGATTTCCTTAACGCGCAGGTGCCCCCAATTTTTTGCAATCTTTTGCAGGGCACGACGCCGATTTAGTTGTGTCTTCTCATCAAGGGCCTTGAGTGAGGTGCTGCCGAGGTACTTTTGGATTAACCAACTGAAGCTGCCGAAATGTGTTTTCGTTTCATCAACCGGTATGGAATGAAATTGACCAACGGCCTCTCCGTATTCTTTGTAAAATTCTGGTGTAAGCGGTTCAGCCTTCAGATAGATGGGCTTGTGCCCTTTCTTCTGCATCTTCAGCCGCAACTTTCCGTGGCGGTCAATAAAAGTTGTGAGGTACTGCATTTTGTTGACCCGAAGGGCCGCCTGGATGCGCTCGCTTTCACCTCTCAAAATTTTCTTTTCTTTTTCCATTTTGATAGTCTGAGTCTTTCTCAAATTTTTTTCAACAACTATCGTTGGCCATTATTGGTCACTATTTTTAGTCACTATTATTAGTCACTATTTTTAGTCACTATTATTAGTCACTATTTTTAGTCACCATTATCGGCCACTATTTTTTTACGAGATAAGGGTGTCGAAATTTCGACGCAAATTCAGTTCCTTCAAGTAGCTCTTCTAGATCAAAGTTAACGCTCTCGAACATATTTGCTGGAAACCATTTTTTTCTCAAACGATCAAATTCAATAAAACTTTTGATTAGTTCTGATTTTTGAAAAATTTCTGTCTTGCTGTCCCCATCGTGTACGTTCAAGGCCGCGACGACGGCCATTTTTGCCAGTTGTGTTTCATAACCACAGACTGTCTGGATAGTTGGAAAAAGAATTTTTACGCGGTGATCTTGCTCCTGTTGATGCTCTACTACAGACCCCGCCTCAACCAATCGGCGGGTAATTGAAGTTGCTTTTTTCTGCCCGATTTTTCTAGCAATACAACTGCTTAGTGTTGGCAAATCTTTATAAAAGTCCACCATCAAAACGTGTAAAAAAATCTGACTTGGACAGGGTTGATGGAAAGCGTGGAGTGCGTGTTCTCTGTCGTTGCATTGGAAACGCTCGGCCATCTTTAATTGTGACCACGCCTGTGCTTCAAATCGTTTTCTAAACGCTTCCGCCTCAATGAATTTGTAGGTAACTCTTTGACGCACGCCAGTCGTTGCATATTTTTTTAAATCCAATTCCTCAAATTTTATTTTTTTGTAGTAGTCCACTTTAATTAACCCCCCTTAATTTAATTTCGATCATGTCTGCAACTGTGTCTGGTGTGCTAGCAGTTGCCCCCAAAATCGTTACAAACGCCTGGTGGTCGAGCGCGTATTCGTCAGAAATTCCACGCACAATTTCGGTGGCTTCTGATTCTGCCTCTTCGGCATCATTGGATACAATCACGTCAAAAAAGTTGTCACGCCCATTTTGAAAATGAGTTTGATATATGAATAATTCTTTCATTTTTTACCTCCTGTGGCTCGCTCGATGACGCCTTTCACACTAGACGGATACCACTTAACTTTATCTCTAGCGGTCTTGACCCCTCGAGCCTCGAGCCCTTGGCATATTTTTTGAAGGGTGTCGCAGCCGTAATTTTGCAACTCTTGGATCACCTTGTAAGTTTCGGTCGCGTAGGCGTCTGCGCCTTCCTGGATCTTCTTTATACCGGTCTCTGAACCTGCCTTAGGTGATGGTGTGCCCAGCTTGGTGCCTCTCCGTTTGGCCTGCTCGAGTCCTGCCTTGGTCCGTTGGCTGATAAGGTTAGCTTCATATTCGGCAACATTTGCCATCATATTGAGCATAAATTTATTTTGTGCAGGGTTTCCAAAGTCGGGAATGTCGCAGGCTACGAAATCCGTCTTGGCCTCGAGCAAGTAGGACAAAAAAGCGACATTCCTGGTGAGGCGGTCCAGCTTGGCGATCACCAGGGTCGCGCCTTCTTTGTTGCAGGCGTCTAACGCCTTCCGCAGCTGTGGACGTTTGCGGTCTGATCTTTTACCACTCTCGATCTCGGTAAACTCGTCGATTAATTCCCAATCGCCACCGTTGAGGTGGTCCTGCACAATTTGTTTTTGTGCGTCCAGGCCTAGTCCAGACTGACCTTGTTTTTGTGTTGATACTCGATAGTAGGCAATGAATTTGCCCGAATGTACAGCCATGTAATTTCCCCCCGAACCGATAATCGTATCGGTGCTTTTGATTTCTGTAAACATTAGGCGTTATTTATAATTTCAGCGCCGTACAAACTCGCACTCTTTTTGGCTACTTCCAGGGCTTCTTTTTTTGAAACATTGAAGGCCCTATTTGAGCTCATGCCGAAACCGCTTTTGTCGAATGAAATTAAATCGACATTAAATTTACTCGCGCCGTTTTTTGTAATCCTCACTTCGTAATTTGACATTTTTAATTCCCCTCTACCATCTCGTCGTAAATTTTCACGGCAATTTTTTGGTAGCCACCGTTAGGCTCGACAACATAATTCCATTTTCGGCCCTCGAGGACAAACACCGTCCGGCTGCCACACCCAATCCTCGGCAACTCGTTGCTAATGTTGAGCTTTACTTCCTTGGCTTTCTTCCACCGCCGTTTTACATTTTTTGGCAGCTTGGGCATAACCGGTTTGGGTAGTTTCCATTTGCGCTTTGGAACCCTCGAGCTCGAGCGTTTATTCGGCTGCTCGTTTCGCCGGTCCAGAAAATCTGGAATTTCTAACAGGTCAGTCATTGTTCAGTCCTCCGTCCAGATTTTGTAATCACTCTTCAGCACCTTGCCCCAGGCCACAACAAAGCCTGGAACCGCAGCAATGGGCATAACCCCAGTTTTGTCCTCCCAGGTGTCCACGTCTTTTTTCTCCTCTAAGACCCGCTCCCAGGTGAACCCCTCGGGCAGCTTGTAGTAGCTGCCTTCAGGGAAAATGGTGTTTTCTGTCTTCATCAGTCCTCCTTACGAGTTCATCCATTCGTCAAAAGTTTTCAGTGGTGCGCCGTTTCGTGTTATGTCGCCGCCTTTCCCATCATCGGCACAAGCGAGGTATATTTCGTATTCGTCGCAGTTCTCCCCCCGCATGCGTGTTTGCCAGTTCAAATTGGGCATTAAAGATAAATCCGTCTTCATCGTTCAGTCCTCCTATGCGTTGTTGTAGTAATCGGGGGTGTAGGCTTCATCTAAAACCAACAGGTCAAAAGCCTTGTTTGCGTTGGGGATAAAGTCCCTGGGGATCGACCGTCCATTGACGCCAGCAATTTCGTAGCTGCCTGGCTCCAATCCCCAATAGTCACAAACCTTCAACCTCGCCTTTTCAAGGTTTGGCTTGCTGATCTCCCTGCTGGTGAAAATGTACTTGGTCATGAACTCGACCAACTCGGCACCTGGCGGAATCGCGTACTCTACCGCAGGGTGGCAACCCATTGAATCGGTAGTTCCGGCAGTTTTGGCCAAACCAACCTCGCCGCTCGGCAACATCCAGGAAGTTTTGTTGTACTCGAGGTCGATCATTCCATCGAAGCCGCTACCCTCAAAACCGGCAGTCAAATCCTTGACCGCTTCGGTGGTGGGGCCATCAACCCAACTGATATAAATGCAATCACCTTTAGACCGCACACCAAATTTCATGCCAGGAAAGGTCTTTTTTAACTCCTTCCTGACCAACTTGGCCGCCTCAACATTGCTAACGTATCTGGTCATCATTTCTCCTTTTCTCAAAATTTTCTCAATCACTACGCTGTACATATACTACCCTCGAAGGTACTTTACAAGACCCAAAGGGGACCTTTTTTAAAATAAAGTGAAATAAAAATGTTCAGAGCCAAGAAATACCATTTATCTCAAGGGGTTATTGACCTCGTAAAAAATGCAAAAAAAATCAATTTTGGCGGATTTCGTACCGAATCAGAGGTTGTAGAGCACGTTTTGAAGACGCATTTAACCGAAAAGAGCACCCAAACGGACGCACAAAAACTGATCGAGGCAGCTGGTAAAATCAAATGAGCAGTCGTTCAAAACGCAAAGGGAGCGGATATGAACTCGAGGTGGTTCGAGCCCATCACGCTCTGGGCATAGCTGGCAAAAAAACACCGCTTTCAGGAGCTCTTCCAGGCTACCCAGGCGACGTTCAGATCGCGGGGCTGATAGGGGAGTGCAAAAGGCGCAAGCGTGGCGCTGGCTTCTTCTACAAGGCGCTAGCGCAAGGCCAAGGCGCCGATGTTTTATTCACCAGGGATGACAACCAGGAAACACTCGTTGTCCTGCCCTGGGCGACTTGGGCATTGATTCTGCAATGGCTCGAGTTTGCAAAAAAGTTTCCGGTTGAACCGGTAAGCGAGGCCGTCGCTAACGGTCAAAAAGAAGAGGACTAA